ATATGGACCCAAAGAAAAATTCATTCAAAGAATTAGACAATTGAGTTCAATATCTGATGAAGTTCGTTTGCAGACGACCCTACCAAGAGTTGCATTTGAATTGTTGGCTCTCACATACGACCCGACAAGAAAAGCAAATAAATTAAGAAAAACTTCAAAGGTATATGAGTCAGGATCAACTAGCTACAGTTATTCTGAAGTGCCCTATATCGCGTCGTTCGGTCTATATGCGTTTACAAGAAACATAAATGAGAACTTACAAATAATCGAACAAATATTACCATATTTTCAACCAGAATTTGTAGTATCACTGAATATTAATGAAGTTAATAAACGAGTTGATGTTCCTATTATATTAAATGGTCTTAGTGTAACCGAAGACTATGAGGGCGGTTACGATACTCGTAGAAGTGTAAATACCGTTTTTCAGTTCACTGCAAAAACATACGTGTATGGTCCAGTCAAAACCAAGCCAGTTATCACTGGTATTACTGCTGAAATATTTAATATTCTAGGAAGCACAGGATATGGTGGAGAAGGAGCGACATATCAATCGCTAACTACAATTGGTATAACAGGAAGCACAGGAGATGATGGTGGGCTTCTAAGAAATGAATGGTATGATAATGAATGAATCAAGTTATGATAAAATTTCAGACGCATTAGAGACAACATTTGAATCAAAAGAAATAGTTAAAAAAGAAATAAAAGAAATTTCTGTTTCTGATGAAGATCGGTTCAAAAAGGATTTTTCTGATGTTAGGTCAAATATTCGAGAATTGATCGACACCGGAAAAGAAGCTATTGACGGTATTCTTAAAGTTGCAACAGAGGGAGATGCGCCTCGTGCCTATGAGGTTGTTTCCCAATTACTCAAAACAGTTTCTGAAATGAATCATGATCTTATTGATCTACATAAGAAGACAAAAGAGATAAACAAAGAGGAAACAGTTAACAACACACACAATTCAATTTATGTGGGATCAACCTCCGATTTGCAAGACATAATAAATTCGTCTCGGAGTAGAAAAAAAATTATACAAAATGAAAATGTAATTGAACATGACGACCAAACGTGACGGATATCTAGGAAACCCAAATCTAAAAGCAGCGGGTGTTGAATTAGACTATACCGAGGAGCAAGTCAAAGAATACATCAAATGCTCTCAGGATCCATCCTACTTCATTAAAAAGTACATTAAGGTAGTCTCTCTAGATGAGGGGCTTGTACCGTTTGATTTATATGATTATCAAGAAAATATTATCGAAACGGTTCACAATAATCGATTTGTTATTGCAAAGCTACCTCGGCAGTCAGGTAAATCTACAACAATTATTGCTTATATTTTACATTACATAATGTTTAATCAAAGCATGAGTGTGGCAGTTCTTGCAAACAAGCAATCAACTGCACGGGATATCTTGTCTCGTTTAAAACTAGCATATGAGTACTTACCACTTTGGCTTCAACAAGGAATTGTCGAGTGGAATAAGGGTAGCATTCAACTTGAAAACGGATCAAAAATTCTTGCGTCATCCACTTCTGCTTCTGCGGTTCGTGGTGGTTCATACAATATGATCTTCCTTGATGAGTTTGCTCACGTTCCTGTTCATATTGCAGAGGAGTTCTTTAGTTCTGTTTATCCAACTATTACATCTGGACAAACAACCAAGGTTCTTATGGTATCAACCCCAAACGGGTTGAACATGTTCTATCATTTCTGGAGAGGAGCAACAAAAAAGCAAGGTGAGCCTGGAAAGAATGAATATATTCCCATCGAGGTACATTGGAGCAATGTCCCACTTTATCCAAATGGACCTATGCGAAATGAGGAGTGGAAACAAAAACAGATAGCAAATACCAGCGAGCAACAGTTTGAGTCTGAATTTGAATGTGATTTTGTGGGATCAACAAATACGTTGGTAAACAGCGCAAAGTTAAAATGCTTATCTTGGGTGTCCCCTGTAGAGAAAACAAACGACGGATTGATGATTTATGAACAACCAAAAAAGGATCACACATATGTAATTACCATTGATACCGCTAGAGGTCAAGGTAAAGACTATAGCGCATTTGCTGTCTTAGACATAACTGATCCTCCGTATAGGGTGGTAGCTAAATTTAGAAACAATCTTATATCTCCATTGGTATATCCAACGGCTATAAAATCTGTCGCAGAAAAATACAATCAAGCTTTTTGTTTGGTTGAGATTAACGACATTGGACAGCAGGTGGCTGATATTCTACACAGAGATTTAGAGTACGAAAATGTTTTGATGACGGTATATAAAGGAAGAGCGGGTCAGCAGATATCTGGCGGATTTGGTGGGGGAGGTACATCTTTAGGTGTTCGTACAACCGTACCAGTCAAAAAGTTGGGATGTTCTGTTTTGAAAAGTCTAATTGAAAATGACAAGTTGATTATAGAAGATGTGGATATGGTAAATGAGATGATCACTTTTGTTGCGAAGGGTCAGTCGTTTGAAGCTGACGAGGGGCACAATGATGATTTGGCCATGTGTCTGGTGCTCTTTGGATGGCTTACGCGACAGGATTACTTTAAAAATCTTACAAATCTTGATATTAGAAAAGATATTTACGAAGATGAAATGAAGAGAATAGAGGATGAAATTTTGCCATTTGGTTTCATAAGCACCGAGGATAATACAGATACATATGTGGATTCAAATGGAGACAAGTGGGAAAATTTAAATCCCTGAACATTCTATTTGTCTAAATACAGTAGTATCATTGGAGAAATGACATGCCCACAGATATTACTGTATCAGTAAATGACGAGAGATTTGTAGTTCCTACACAAGAAACTTCGAGTGATTTTGTAGCTGGTTTTTTAACAAAAGTACAAGAAAATGCACTTATTAGGGCATTGGGTAATACTGCTGAAAGACAACAGGGATACATGATTGTTCCTGATCTGGAAGATTGGTTTGCACGACTGAATAACCCACTTGGTACCGACATGCTTACAGATGGGCACAATACATACACTGGTTCTGAAGATGGGAGTGATGCCGGTGCGCGATTAGACGGTATAAACCCAAGGTGGCCAAAAGGACCAACTGGAACGTGGGAAAAAGAATGGTATGCAGTCCACAACTACCTCAAGTATGGTGGATCCGCTGTTATTGGAGGATCTGGTTCTGTACAAAATACGGTATCTCCAAGAAAAACTCTAGTCGATTATAGTGGACCGCTTGATATTATTTTTGCTGCAACTGGAGGAGCATCTGCGAATGTTGATATTTCTCATATAGCAAATACTAGAACGGATGTAATTGGTATTTTTGGTGCAGGATTTAGTGGAGACAATGTAGAAACTCCACTAAGAGGAGGATTGACCGGACTTTCAGGTCCAGGCATAACGCATAGTCAATACACATTTACGGTACCCGGAACAAAATATCACTTAAAGACATCACAGAACGTACAGGTGGATACTGATTTTGATTTACTTATGGAGTCGTTCCTTGCACCAGACATTGCTGGTTGTTTTGCACGGACAATGGTTGAAGGTAGATCATTCAAATCTCCGGCTGGTATGGAAAGAGGGAAGATTCTTGATGTTGTTAGAATAGGGAAGGTTATTAGTGACAACGAATATGATGTGTTGTACGGAGCAGGCATTAATCCGGTTCGTACTTTCCCAGAGGGATCCTTCTTGTTTGGTGACAAGACAGGAGAAGCCGCACATGATGATACAAATCTAAGACCCGGTGGTGAAGTAAATAAAACAGGTATTAAAGTATTCACAAGAGCAAATGTAGTACGAACTTTCTTGTATCTCAAAAATGTAATTGGTGAATCTGCTAGAAGATATCTGTTTGAAATAAATGATGGAATCACACGACAGTCATTTATAAGCACAATTACTCCGATACTAAGAACTGTTCAAGCAGGTAGAGGAATCAGTGAATTCAAAGTTGTATGTGATCAAAGCAATAACACACAAGCCGTAATAGATGCGAACGAATTTGTTGTAGATGTCTTTATCAAACCAACCAAGTCGATTAACTTTATTAGACTAAGGTTCACTAATAAAGATACCAATGAAGCACTGATAACAGAATAGGAGCACAATAATGGCTGACGGAAATGCTAATAAACTTGACACGTTCATTGAACAATTTAGAGGTGGTAACCGTGCGCACCGTTATGTTGTTAGTGGATCAATTGGTGGTAACAATGATCTCAACAAATTTTTTGTTCGAGCAGTAAGTCTTCCACCATCACAAATCAACGAAATTAGAATTCCATATAGGGGTAGAATTCTAAAGTGGCCCGGTGACAGAGTATATCAACCTTGGACAATTCGAATTCTTGATGAGAATGGAACTAACAATCTGTGGAAAGCTTTCCATGATTGGAGTAATGCTATTAATGATCATGAATTTAATAATAATGAATTAAACGAGCTTGATAATTTTGCTGAGGATTGGACAATTCAACAAGTAGATGAAGATGAAAATGCAACAAAACAGATTAATTTACTTGGGTGCTGGCCAAGTTTAGTTGGCCCAATAGATATGGATGCAAACGCTGTTGATACTCTTGTAGAATTTAACGTGGTTGTGAATTATCAATATTATAAAATAATTAAATAAATAGGAGTATATTATGGCATTAGACTTGTTTGGATTTAGAATAGAAAAGAAGTCTAAGGGTGAACAGCAGGTAGAAGCGACAAAAAAAGAAACTTTTGTCTCCCCCGACGAATATGATGGTTCGTATAATTTCGAGACAGGCGGTGTTTTTGGAACATACGTAGATTTTTCTGGTGCAGTTCGAGATGAAAACTCTGCACTTTCGATGTATAGAACAATGGCACTATATCCAGAAGTGGATTCTGCTATCGAAGATATTGTAAATGAAGCAATAGTTATTGATGAAGACAGAAGACCTGTGAAGTTAGACTTGGATCGTGTTGATATATCAGAGACAATTAAAAATAAAATCTATGAAGAATTCAATACCATTATGAAACTTCTTGATTTTGGTAAAAAATCACATGAAATTTTCCGACGTTGGTATATCGATGCAAAATTATTTTATCATATTGTAATTGATAAAACAGATCCAAGACGAGGTATACAAGATCTACGGGCTATTGATCCTCTTAATATCAAAAAGGTAAAGAAGGTATTGAGAGACAAGGAAAGAATGGGAACATCAAAAATCCCCATGGTTAAGGGTGTTGAGGAATTTTTTGTTTATACAAACACTGATAAAAAATCCATGTATCAAACTCCAGCCAGTGGTATTAAAATAAGCACAGATTCAATTTGTTACTGCCACTCAGGAATAATCGATGCCAATACAAAACGAGTTGTTGGTTATCTACAAAAAGCCATTAGACCGCTAAACATGCTTCGTCAGATTGAAGATGCGGTTGTCATTTATAGAATTTCACGAGCACCAGAAAGAAGAATTTTCTATATTGACGTTGGTAATTTACCAAAACAAAAAGCTGAACAGTATCTTAGATCATTGATGACTCGTTATAGAAGTAAATTAATCTATGATCAAAGCACAGGTGAAATCAGAGACGATAGACGGCACATGTCAATGCTCGAAGATTACTGGTTACCTCGTAGAGAGGGTGGTAGAGGCACTGAAATTTCTACTTTACCAGGCGGGCAGAATCTTGGTGAAATGACAGATGTTGAATACCTTCTTAGGAAAGTATATAATGCTCTAAACGTTCCAATTACTCGGATGATACCACAGGATGGGTTCAATTTAGGTAGATCTGCTGAAATAACTAGGGATGAAGTTACATTCTTTAAATTCATCGAAAGATTAAGAATGAAATTCTCGTTGATGTTCCTACAACTTCTTCGTGTACAATTAATTCTCAAGGGAGTTATGACTGAAGAAGAGTGGAACACAATTCAAAGTGATGTGTTCTTTGTGTTTGCAAAGGATTCATATTTCAATGAATTAAAAGAAGCTGAAATATTAAGAAATCGAATCGATATGGCAGCAGCACTCGATCCATTGGTTGGTAAATATTATTCTACTCGATATATTCGTAAAAATATTCTTAAGCAAACAGAAGAAGAGATTAGAATTATAGATACTGAGAATATGGCCGAATTAGCTTCTCAACCACAGCAGATGTTACCAGCAAACCAGAATCCGGGATTAATTTAATGAATTCTAGAATAGGAAAAATTTTGTCTTGTGTATTGCAGGAAAATAAAGATGATTTTTCCTCTTTGATTCGTGAAGAAATAAAGGAAAGAATAAAATTTAACAGGAAAAAGCAAATTCCTGATATGATCGAAAAGGTTATTTTTCCACCCAAAGACCAACAAACACTAAATATTAATGAAAGTCAATATGAAAATTCAGTCAAGTTCATCCCAATATTAAACGAACTTGCAGGTAAAAAAGGTAATATTAGCGTAATTTTTTCGGATAACAGTGAAACGACAGTAAAACCAAATGAAGCAGAAAATCTAATTCAGTTACATGATTCTTTAAATGAGGAAAATCAAATAAAATTAAGATCATCTTTAATTCATAGTAAAGAGTCATTCAAAAATTTCGCTAATTTTGCAGAAAAATACACCAAAAGGAAAGGTTAGATAAATGTCCAAATCTTTAAACATAATTCAGAGCATCATTGATGAAAACTTAATTGATGCAAAAAGAGAAACTCAAGGATATTTAAATGATATTCTCACAGAAGCTCTCAAAGAAAAATTTGAAGAAGTTGCCCCCACTGTCATAGGTGAGGAGAAGAAATCAAAAAAAAGTAAACCCCACAAGTGTGCAAACCATGTAGAGCACGCTGAGTGGGGTGAAGGAATGTGTATCAGTGAACATCATGCCAATCCAGACGAAAACGGTCATGTTGCTTGGTATGACGTTCAGTTCGAACATGGTGTAGAGGAGAGAGTTCCTACAGAAAACCTTACCATTCTTGGTGAGGCTATGCACGAACACGCTGAAAATCCAAATGATGTAGATACAATCGAAGAAGCCAAGGGATCTAAGGATAAGGACGGCGATGGTGATGGTGATTTTGCAGACGTTATGATGTCCAGAATGATAGCGTCTGGTATGTCCAAAGAAGAAGCAATGAAGAAAACCAGAAAGCACAATAAAAAGGGATAATCAATGAAATTAATCACGGAAATGAATGAGGATGTTCAGCTCATCACCGAAAAACGTGATGACGGAACCAAGGAATTTTACATCCGTGGTAATTTTATGCAGGCGGGTGTAAAGAATAGAAATAATCGAATATACGATATTGATATACTTTCTCCTGCTGTAGAGAAGTATATGACCGAATATGTGGAGAAAAATAGGGCTCTTGGTGAGCTTAATCACCCAAGTGGTCCAACTGTAAATTTAGATCGGGTCTCTCATATTATCAAAGAAATGACCGCTGACGGTAATAACTTTGTAGGTAAAGCTAAAATTCTTAATACTCCCATGGGCAAGATTGTGCAGAATCTCATAGAAGAAGGCGCATGTCTTGGTGTTTCATCCCGTGGAATGGGCTCTCTTAAGAAGAATAGTGATGGTATTAATGAAGTACAAAAGGACTTTATACTTTCTGCTGTAGATATTGTAGCAGACCCATCTGCTCCTGATGCATTTGTTGACGGTATTATGGAAGGAAGAGAATGGGTATGGGATAATGGAATTCTTCGAGAAAGACAAATCGCAGAGTATGAACGTGTGATCAAAGAATCCAACAGGAAAAATTTAGAAGAAAATGCTTTGCGTGTATTCACTGATTTCATTTCTAAATTGTAAAATTTTATAAATAACAAAGAATAGGCTTTAAGGAGCACCTATAATGGAAGACCAAACTAACATGACCTCAGATACTGAGGAAACAAAAAAGAAGAAGAAGAAAGATTCTACAGCTACAGATGCTGGGCTAGTCCACGACGCAGAGGGTGGTGGTGCTCATGATGCGGAGGGTAAAGGAACTGTCCTACAAACCCTAGAACCCGTTCCAAATGCACAATATGTTGTTAATATGGCATCTATCGCTACTCCAAAAATGGAGAGCGCAGATGTTGATGAATGTATGGGTGCGCTTTTCTCTGATGAGAATTTATCTGAGGAATTTGCATCAAAGGTTCGTGTTGTGTTTGAAGCCGCAGTCAATGCTAAAATTGAGGATTATGCAACAGATATCCAAGAGTCATATGACGAAGTTGTCAAGGAACAATTGACTGGTGTGGTTTCTGAACTTTCAGAGAAGCTCGATGATTATCTTAATTACGTCGTAACTGAGTGGATGGAAGAGAATGAACTCGCTGTCGAGCGAGGCATCAAGTCTGACATCGCTGAAAGCTTTATTAATGGTATCAAGAATCTCTTTGAAAATCACTACATTGACGTTCCCAATGAGCGTTACGATGTTCTTGATGAACTCTTCGAAGCAAATGAACAATTGCAGAACCAACTTAACGATCAAATTGAAAGAAACGTTGATCTTTTCCATGAACTGAAAAATGCTAGAGCACAAGAAATTTTCGTCGAATCTACTCAAGATCTAACCGAGACTCAAAAAGAAAAGTTCTTTGATCTCGCAAAGAATGTAGCCTACGAAGATGAAAATTCATTTGCTGGAAAACTACATGCTCTTAAGGAAAACTACTTCCCACTTCAGCCAGAGGGAATTTTAACTGAATCTATTGATCCGATGGCAGAGGAAGGTACCCAAAAAGCGGTTCTTTCTGAAGATTCTTCGATGAATGCTTACGTAAATCATCTGTCTCATCAGATGAAACATCAAAAAAAGTCTTAATTTAACACTAAGGAGACAATATGTCTAATTTCGATACTACTACACCTTTTGACGCACTGTGCGAAAAGTGGGATCCCCTGCTTGAGCATAACAGCGTTGATCCAATTACTGACCCTTATCGTAAAAAGGTCACCGCAGCTCTTCTCGAAAACCAAGAGAGAGCTATCATGGAACAGAATCTAAACGAAGCCGCTCCCACTAACAGCCTTGGTGGTGGTGCCTTTGGTTATACCGATTCTAGTCACACTCCCAGCAGCCGTTCGACTGCCCTTCAAGGTTATGATCCCATTCTGATCAGCCTTGTTCGCCGTGCTATGCCAAACTTAATGGCATATGATCTTGCTGGTGTCCAGCCCATGAGCGCACCCACCGGGCTCATCTTTGCGATGAGATCCCGTTACGGTACTTCTCGTGGTCAAGCCAACAGCTCCACCAACGAAGCACTCTTCCAAGAGCCATTCGCACCATTCTCTGGTGGTGGTTCTGGTTCTACTGCTGGTCACGGTTATGGTAAGACTGGTTCTATTGAAGGTGCAACCAGTGGTATGGATGAATTGGGTGGACCCACTGCTGCATTCGCTGCCGCAGATGGTGCTAAGCCAATCAACCTTGATGCTAGTAGACATCTAGATTTCAGTAAGCAGAACTTTGAGACTTTCAGAGGTATGCTTACCAACGCTGGTGAAGCACTCGGTACTAGTGGCAACTCCGAATTCGCAGAGATGAACTTCACCATCGAGAGAATCGCTGTTGAAGCAAGAACTCGCGCCCTCAAGGCAGAGTACACCACTGAACTTGCTCAGGATCTCCGAGCAGTCCATGGTCTCGACGCTGAAACTGAACTTGCTAACATTCTTAGCACTGAGATTCTTTCTGAAATCAACCGTGAACTCGTCCGCACTCTATACTACAAGGCCAAGGTTGGATGTCAGCAGAATGACGTTACTACCGCTGGTGTCTACGACTTAAACGTTGACTCCGATGGTCGTTGGAGCGCAGAACGTTTCCGTGGTCTCATGTTCCAGATCGAACGTGAATGTAACCACATCGCTAAGGAAACTCGCCGTGGTAAGGGTAACTTCATCGTCGTCTCTGCCGATGTTGCAAGTGCTCTCGCAATGGGTGGCTTCCTTAACATCTCACCCGCACTCAACAACCAACTTGAGGTTGATGATACTGGTAACACCTTCGCAGGTGTCCTTAACGGTAGGATTCGAGTCTACATCGACCCTTACGCTGCAACTGACACTACCGCTGACAGCAACTTTGCAAACTTCTGCTTAGTTGGTTATAAGGGAACCAGCCCATATGACGCAGGTATTTTCTACTGCCCATACGTTCCCCTCCAGATGGTACGTGCGGTTGATACCGGAAGCTTCCAGCCCAAGATCGGGTTCAAGACCCGCTACGGCATGGTTAGCAACCCATTCGCAGAAACTGTGGATATTGCTCAGCCCGGTGGTAACCAGTACTACAGACTGTTCGCAGTCAAGAACCTCCATGGTAACACTGGTTTCGGACTCTGATCTAGAGTTTGAATAAAACTGAATAAGAGAGGGAGTCTTTCGGGACTCCCTCTTTTTTTCATATAAATAGTATGGAGGACTATTATGCCTTTAACTGGACCAGCGGAACTTTTACATAGTTCAGAGATAAGAAAACCAACCACAAACAATTTCTTAGCCACCAACTATTTTCAGTTTGTGTTAAATCGAGCGCCGCTATTGACTTATTTCTGTCAATCTGTTAATCTACCTTCATTAACTATTGGGTTTGCTGACGTTCCAGTGCCTGGTATTGGTGTTCCGTTTAAAAATCCTGTAGGGAGATATTCATATGAACAACTTACAGTTTCATTTATAGTTGATGAAGAAATGAAAAACTGGCGTGAAATTCACGACTGGATGCGCACATTAAGCACAGCCGAAGCTATGGGAAATGAAAAAGATGCGGAAGTAATACCACACGAGGAGAGGTTTGATACAGCCACATTGATAATAATGAATAGCGCATATAAACCAAATGTTAGAGTTACGTTGAATGAACTTTTTCCCGTAGGTGTCAGTGGAATTCAATTTTCATCTGTTTCTGTTGACAATGAACCAGTAGTAGCTACTGCCACTTTTGCATACACTTCATATAAGGTAGAAGATATATCAAATGAATCTTAATGAATTACGCGAAATGGTTTCGAACGATATCACCATCGACGAAACAAATTTAGATCAAGAATCAATAAGAACACCACAACTCCACAATAAGTACTTGATCTTTTTTAGTGATGAAAAACTCATACTCAAAAAACTAGAAACTGATCTTCGAGGTCTAAAAAAAATAAAGTGGTTATATTATACTGGAAAACTCTCTCAAGAGGAACTCGAAGAACAGGGGTGGGAACCATTTGATCATCATATATTAAAAACCGATGTGGATCGTTTTATAAATGCAGATGATGAAATTATTCTTCTTGAGAACAAGGTAACTTTTCAAAAGGAAAAGGTTGATTACCTAGAAAATGTGATAAAGATCATCACAGGTAGACAGTGGAACATCAAGACTGCCTTGGACTGGTATAAATTTACCAGTGGTGCCTGACAAATAAATACTGTGCATGAGTGATTTAGTTATTAAACCTGTAGACTCGGTACACATATATGTGGAGTGTGACGAAAGTTTAGCCAGAGAGCTTAACGAGTATTTTACTTTTCTTGTACCAAACTACCAGTACACACCTGCATACAAAAAAAGAAAATGGGACGGTCAAATTAGACTGTTTAACTTATACAGTCGTAGAATATATACGGGTCTTTTGAATTACATAATCAAATTCGCAATAGACAGAGGATATTCGTATGAAAATCAAGTTCCAAATAATGACACAATAACAAAAGACTCGGTAATTGATCTACTAACAAAAATAAAAGTTAGTGCAAATGGAGAAAACATAGTTCCTCATGATCATCAAGTAAAAGCAATATATCATGCCCTAAAGAAAAGCAGAAGTCTTCTATTATCACCCACAGGTAGCGGTAAATCTTTAATAATTTATTATTTGATGAGGTATTATCTTGATAACATCGAAAATGATAAAAAAATATTAATAGTCGTTCCAACCACAGGTCTTGTATCTCAGATGTATAATGATTTCAAGGATTATTCTTCGAGTGACATATGGGACATTTCAAAGAATGCACATGTCATTTTTTCAGGTCAAGATAAAATATCAGACAAAAGGATAATTATATCGACATGGCAAAGCATCTATAAAATGCCGGTAGATTATTTTGAAAACTTTTCTGTTGTGTTTGGTGATGAGTGTCATCTATTCAAGGCCAAGTCTTTAACATCTCTCATGTCTAAAACAAAACACTGCCCATATAAAATAGGTACAACAGGAACACTAGATGGATCACAAACACATAAACTAGTAATAGAGGGTTTATTTGGTCCGGTATTTAACGTCGTAAAAACTAAAGAATTGATGGAAAAGGAATTACTTTCAAATCTGTCAATTGATTGTATTACATTACAATATAATAAAGATTCGATAAACGAAATAAAAAGAGCCAAATACGTGGACGAAATAAAATGGTTAACACAGAAAAAATCCAGAAACGATTTTATAACAAATTTATGTTGTAAATTAAAAGGCAATACACTATTATTATTTAATTACGTAGAACAGCATGGAATTCCCCTATACAACAACATTAAGAAATTGTGCCCAAATGATAATGTATTTCTTATCCATGGGGGAACTGATACAGAACAAAGAGAAAGGATACGAAATATTGTTGATAAAGAATCTGAAGCTATTCTTGTCGCGTCTTATGGAACCTGCTCTACTGGTATTAATATTCGGAATATTAACAACATTATTTTTGCTTCACCTTCTAAATCCGTGATACGAGTATTGCAATCGATTGGTAGAGGTCTGCGTAAAACCAAAACAAAAGATAAAGTAAAATTATATGATATTTCAGATGATTTGTCATATAAGAGCTATAGGAACCACACACTAAGACATCTAGATGAAAGAATTAAGATATATACTAATGAAGAATTTAATTATGAACGAACTAATGTCCGCATAGAAGGAGATACTCATGAGCAACTCTTATAGAATTATTAAGTTAAAAAGCGGAGACGACGTTATCACAAAAATCAAAGGTAGAGAAAATGGTAAACTTATTGTTGAAACGCCTATGATATTCAAATCAACTATAGTTACTGATTTTACAGGTATACCTAAAGAAGTTACCGTGCTTCAAAAATGGGCAAAATACTCTAAAAATAAAGAAATTAAAATCCCAGAAGATTTTATTCTCACATATTTAACTCCAATGGACGATGCAATTCGTCTCTATAATTTAGAGAAAGATAGAGAACAAAAGGAATCTTCATTGAAAAAAGAAATGCCTCGAATGACAAACGAAGTTATTAAAAAACTTCTCGATGATATAATTGACTTTAAATCGAATAATGAATCAGATAGTGCTGTATTTAAATTTATTGGTAACAATAAGGAAATAGAAGATCTATTTGATAAATTCGAAATTGACATTAATTTCATAAATGACTCCTTCTTTGATGAAGAAATGGAGATACCATTTGAGGAGATTAATGAAGATGAATATACCGGAAACGATACTAATCATCCAGATTATGGTAATCGATGGACTGATTGGGATTCTGATTTAAGTGATTATTTTGAAAAGGATTAATAGTATTATCCTTTTCCCTCTGACACAGAGGATTTTATAGGGGTTTTGGTATTTGTCAAGTATTTTCTTGATTAATTCCAAAAAAAGGATATCATGCTTACATGAGTAAAAAATCAACGCATTACATAGATAATAATGAGTTTTTTGAAGAAATGACTGCTTGGAAAAAACTTGTTATAGAAGCTGAAGATGTTGGCGATAAAAGACCTCCGGTCAACGAGTATATTGGTAAATGCTTTCTAGATATAGCAGTACATCTTTCACAAAAACCCAATTTTGCGAATTATCCATACAAAGATGAGATGATAAGTGATGCTGTTGAAAATTGTTTATTGTATGCTCATAATTTCAATCCAGAGAAATCAAAAAATCCCTTTTCCTATTTTACACAAATAACCTATTATGCCTTTTTGCGTAGAATAGAAAAAGAGAAAAAGCAACAATATATTAAATTCAAAATAACTGAAATGAATGACGATGGGACATTATCGTCGTGGTTCAAGAATAATTATTTCGAAAAGGAAACTGCTAAGGATGCTATGAAAGAGCATTTTAATATTTCAGATATTGATTTAGAAAGATTAGAACCGAAAAAGAAAAATAAAAAATGAAAATTGCAATTGTTAATGATACCCACTTTGGGGCAAGAAATGATTCATCTATTTTTCTGGACTATTTTCTAGAATTTTTTGAAGAGCAGTTTTTTCCGTATTGCGTGGAAAATAACATAGATCAAGTCATACATTTAGGTGATTTGATGGATCGTAGAAAATTTGTTAATTTTAATACGCTACATGAAGTTCGAACAAGATTTCTTGATAACTTTAAAGAATATAAAATACATCTTCATTGCACTATTGGAAATCATGATACATTCTACAGAAATACGAATAAAATAAATTCATTGAGAGAATTGTTTGATGATAAAAATAATTTCTTTCATTTATACGAGAGCCCCACGCCAGTAGATTTCGATGGGTTGTGTATTGGTTTGGTTCCGTGGATAAACAATACAAATAGGGAAGAGTGTGAAGAATTTTTAAAAACATGTTCTTGCCCTATAGTTGGCGGTCATTTCGAACTGAATGGTTATCAAGTTATGCGTGGTGTTAGTTTTAGACATGGCATGTCTGATAAATTACTTCAGAGATTTGAGACGGTTATTTCTGGACATTTTCACAGCAAGAGTAGTAAAAACAATGTGCATTATTTGGGTACCCAGTATCAAATAACTTTTAGTGACTTACATGACCGCAAAGGATTTCATGTACTAGATACTGAAACTAGAGAATTGGAATTTGTAGAAAATACCAGAAGAAAATTCTACCATGTAGAATATGACGATACAGACCCAGATTTGCTTTCGAATATTGATTTTAGTTTTTATAAAGATTGTTACGTAAAAGTCATAGTAAAAAATAAAAATAAAAGAAAGTTGTTTGATTCTTTTTTAGACACCCTGTACAAGAATAAGGTAATTGATATTACAGTGGTGGAAGATATGAGTGATTTTATCATAGAAGAAGAAACAATTGATATGGCTAAAGATACTCTTACAATTATTAATGACGAAATTGATTCTGATATTGATATTGAAGAAAAGGGAAAGATAAAAGAAATAATCCGTGATCTTTACATGGAAGGTCTAAGTTCTTGGGAATAATATGTTAGTATTCAAAAGAGTTAAATTTAAAAATTTCGGTTCATTTGGTAACACGTTCACGCAAATAGATTTAGACAGATATAATACTGTTCTTGTATCAGGTAAAAATGGACATGGTAAATCGTTTGCTTTACTGGATTCTATAACTTTTGGTTTATTTGGGAAGCCTTTTAGAAGAGTAAATATTCCCCAGCTAACTAACAGCATAAATCAAAAGGATTGTGTTGTTGAGGTGGAGTTTACTACCCCAAAGCATTCATATAGAGTGGTTCGTGGATTACACCCAAAGATCTTTGAGATATACAAAGATGGGGATTTATTACCACAGAATGCAAAAGCAAAGGATTATCAGAGAATTCTAGAAGAACAAATTTTGCGTATGAATTATAAATCATTTATGCAGATAGTTATTTTAGGATCCTCATCATTTGTTCCGTTTATGCAATTGTCTAATAATGATAGGCGAGAAGTCATTGAAGATATTTTAGATATTAAAATTTTTAGTGTAATGAATTCTTTGCTCAAGATAAAATTATCACAATTGAAGGAAAATTTAAATGAAATTGAAAATAAAATCACGATCTCGAAAGAGAAAATTGACTTACAAGAGAGTTATGTTAAAACCCTTGAAAATAAGAGCCAGGAGAGTCTTGAGAAAAACAAAACTAAATTGCAGTCGCTCATTGATGAGGGAAAGGCGAAGCAAACAAAGATTAATGAAATATCAAACAAAATTGACGAAATACGCGAACAGATGGCAGACAAGGAACAGTTTTTAACCAGTCTCAAGGGAATAGAAAAAACAGAAAATGAGATAGAGGGAAATCTTAAACGACTAAAGAAAGACATTACTTTTTATACATCGAATACTAGTTGCCCTTCGTGTAAACAAGAGATTGATGAAGAATTTAGAAAAGAAACTCTATCGCAAAAAGAAAAAGAACAAATAAATTTAGAAGATCGTTTGGACGGTGTAGAAAAATTAATCCAAGAAACATCAGAACGTATTGAATTAATTTCTAACAAGGAAGAGGAAATTCGAACACAAGAAAATTTAATTCTTGAGCAAACGAGTATGATAAAATCATTATATTCTCAGATTCAATATATTGAGCAGGAAATATCTGATTTACAACACAATAGACATAATATAGATGATGAAAAGGATAAGTTGTATGGGTTTTGTGAAACACAAAGAAAAACTTTAGAAGAGAAGGATTTACTTCTTACTCAAAAATATAACTACGATATTGTTTATGATTTGTTAAAGGACGCTGGGATTAAGGGAAAAATAATTAAATATTATTTACCCATCATTAACAAGCTAATCAACAAGTATTTGTCTTCGATGAATTTCTTTGCGAATTTTACATTGGATGAGGAATTTAATGAAACGATTAAGAGTAGACATAGAGATACGTTTAGTTATATGAGTTTTAGTGAAGGAGAAAAGCTCAGGATTGATTTGGCTCTAATTCTTTCGTGGAGAGAAATAGCAAAACTTAAGAATAGTGCTAGTTGCAATTTGCTTATATTGGATGAAGTTTTTGATTCTTCTCTTGACGCAATGGGAACGGATGATCTTATGAAGTTGTTAGATGATTTGTCCATAAATACAAATGTATTTGTTATTAGTCATAAGTCAGATCAGTTAGCAGATAAGTTTTCTAACTATCTTACATTCGAAAAGAAAAACAATTTCAGTAGGATAAAATAAATGAAAAAGATGAAACCACAATATCAGTACAGAGCAATAGTAGAAAAAGTAGTTGACGGTGATACCGTAGATCTTCTCGTTGATTGCGGATTCAATATCATGAGAAAAGAAAGAATTCGATTTTATGGTGTAGATGCATGGGAAGTGCGGGGCGAAGAGAGAGAACAGGGATTAGAAGCAAAAAAGTTTGTGCAGGATCTTCTTCCGATTGGATCTGAGATAGTTGTTGTTACAGGTAAAGAACAAGGTAAGTTTGGACGATACCTTGGAGAGATTTTTGTTGATGATAAAAGTCTCAATGAATTGCTTCTAGAACATGGACATGCCGAAGTTTACAAATAATGCCAAATCTTTTTGAAAATGATTTAGATGACTATATGTCAACAATCGTTGACAATTGGAAAGATCCATTTCCTGATCCTGTTATAGAAGAACATGACGGGTTTATGGTAGTTCGTGATGATCTACTTGATGGTGGGTCAAAGATGCGTTTTGCAGATTATTTAATACAGAGTGAACCGGAGATAGAAGAATGGGTATATGGGAGTTCTCCCGCAACTGGGTACGCACAGATTTCTCTTTCGTGCTTATGCCGCAAGTATGGTAAGAAGGCAGTAATTTTTATGGCGGATCGTGCATGGGATAGATTGCATAAATACCAGTTGTCTGCCATTGAGAATGGTGCTATAATGAATTTTGTTCCAAATGGAATGTTGTCTGTAACAGAGAAAAGAGCACGAGATTATGTCAGAGAAAAACCTCAGAATCGTCGATTACTTCCTATTGGGTTCAGCCATCCTAGTGTTGTCGCTTCCATTGTTTGGGTTGCTCGCAACATGGATATATCCCCAAGAGAAGTCTGGACAGTTGGTTCTTCCGGAACCCTCACTAGAGGATTACAGCAAGCATGGCCAGATGCATCGTTCCATTGTGTTACTGTTGGACACAAAGGAGACTACGGAAGAGCAAAGCTCTACAACTGTAAAATCCCCTTCAATAAAGAAACAAAAGTGAAACCACCATTTCCGTCAGCACCGACATATGATGCAAAGGCCTGGGAGTTTATGAAAAAGTATG